GAACGCTGCCTGATTGATGTTGTGCGTGTTATGGATAAATTCGCAACTATCTACGAATTAGCACCTGAGGGCGAATACGAGGTGTCGTTTGAGTGGGATGATTCTATCATTACTGATACTGACGCCCAGCTGCAGGAGCGCCTCACTCTACTCAATGCCGGCATTATGAGTAAGTCAGAATTTAGAGAATGGTATTTTGGCGAGACTCCAGCCCAAGCCAAAGCAGCTATTGACGCTCTTAGAGAGGAAGATGCGGCTGGTATTGAAACCCTGCTACCTAAAATTGATGATAACCCTCCTCAGTAAGGAGGCACTAGATGGCTGATAATTTGAACAAAGCAATAGATTATGTTATGGAGCGGTTTGAGGAGGTCAACCGCTTTTTTATTCAGAAAATCGTGGACCAGATTCTTTCTATCGGTGAGCTGGGGCAAGCCAACATAAACCGCCTTATCATTATGCAACAAATGGGTGCAGATGTGGCGGAGATAAATAGACGGCTTGCAATAGCAACTAACCGAGGTATTAAGGACATTATGAAAATATATCAAAATGCCCTTGACCAAACATACACAGATCCAAGATTTAAGGACGTGTTAGAGGCAAAGCCCCTAAGCGCTGAGGGAAAAGCACGTATTACAAGATACGTACAAAATCTTAGCGTACAAACAGCTGAGGCAATGCAAAACTACTCTAACACTACCGCCGTTTCTGACACTTATAAAAAGGCGATAGACAAGGCTATTCTTGCTGTATCGTCGGGCGTTACTGATTATCAGAGCGCCACAAGGGAAGTTGTCAGGGAAATAGGCTATAGCGGTATGCAAGTACATTATGAAAGCGGATACCACCGCCGATTAGACACCGCTATACGCCAAAATATTATTGATGGGACTAACCAAATAGCACAAAACGCTTCTCTTATGATTGGAGAGGAAATCGGGGACGAGTTCGACGCCGTGGAAATATCCGCGCACGCTATGAGTGCTCCCGATCACGAGCCTATACAAGGTCGTGTGTTTTTGCTGGAGGAGTTCAATAAATTACAGAGTGGCGAGCCATTCTCAGATGTGGACGGCAACCATTACGACGCTATTAAGCGTCCGGTTGGCGAGTGGAATTGTAAGCATATTGCAATGAGCTTTTCCACAGCCTACAGCAAGCGCAGATACACCGATAAGCAGCTCAGAGAATGGGCGGCGGCTAATGCTAAAGGCTGTACTGTAAATGGCAGGCACTACTCTATCTACTACGCCTCTCAGCTCATGCGCGAGTATGAAACAGAGATACGACGACAAAAGGATGCAGCCGTCGCCGCCAAGTCTGCCGGCGATATGAAATTGCGTAGGCAGTGTCAGATTAAGATCAATGCCCTATCCCGTAAGTATAACGAGATAGCCTCACAGGCAGGACTACAGCCACAGCGTCAACGTACCTCCGTCGAGGGCTTTAGAGCTGTAAAGGTAAACTAGGTCATACAGACTTGTGTTATCTCAGCACGTAGAAAATTGAGAAATGCGCCAAGGCTACACAATGTGGCTGAGGCGTTTTTATTTGCGGGTTGGCAAGCGTATAACCGAACAAACCAAACAATCATGTGGGAGTAACCCCGTATAAAAACGTATTTGAAAGGATGGATTTAATCATGACAAGAAAACAGTTAGAAGAAATGGGACTGTCTAAAGAGCATATCGACGGCATAATGAAAATCAATGGCGAGGATATAGAGAATGCAAAGGCAGATGATAAGAAATTACAGTCTCAGGTTGACACTCTTAATGGTCAGGTATCAGACCTCCAGGGGCAGATTGCTCAGCGTGACGCGGACATGAAAGATTTGCAGACCAAACTTACCAACGCTCAGGCAGACACAACTAAGCTAACTGAGGCTCAGGACGCTCTTACGAGCTTACAGAGCAAGTACGATACTGAAAAGCAGGATTGGGAGAAGAAAACCGCTCAGCTTGCATATGAGTATCAGGTACGCGAACGAGCAAACGGCTTAAAGTTCTCCAGTAATGCGGCACACAATGAGTTCGTGCGTGAGGCTATCGCTAAACAGTTTCAAACCGAGGGTGACAAGCTATTAGGTTTTGACGACTATGTGACAGCGTACAAGGAGAAAGATCCGGGAGCTTTTGCTCAGGAACAGACAACACCAGATCCAGCACCTAAAGAGCCTAAGCCTAACATTGTAACGGGTACATCCGGCAAGCAGCCGGCACCGGATACTAAGGCTTTCGGTTTCCACTTCGGAGGCGTGCGCGCTATGCCTAAGGAGTAAACAACAAAAGCGCGAATATAACAGATAAGGAGATTTTATCATGGCAGTATTAAATTATGCAGAGCAGTACAGTCAGGAATTGGCTAACGCCTACCCTTATACTCTCTACTTCGGTGCGCTCTATGCGACACCTAACAACAACCGCTACAAGTGGGGTGAAGATGGTAAGACCATTTACATTCCTAAGATCAAGACAACCGGACGTGTGGATTCCGATAGAGACACTATCGCAATGGCAACACGTAACTACGACAACTCTTGGGAGCCTAAGACACTCTCTCATCAGAGAAAGTGGTCCACTCTGGTACATCCTAAAGACGTTGATCAGACTAACCATGTTGCGTCTATTGCTAATATCACTCAGACATTCAATGAGGAGCAGAAGTTCCCTGAAATGGATGCTTATTGCATTTCTACACTCTACAAATTATGGACTGAGCAGAGCATGGAGGCTGATTCTACATCCCTCACAACTGAGAATGTTCTCAACGTGTTCGATAAAATGATGCTTGCAATGGATAACGCAAGAGTACCGGCTGCTGGTCGTATTCTCTACGTTACTTTTGAGACACAGACACTCATCAAGAATGCTAAGGATATTGTACGTAACATTGACGTCCAGAGCGGCAATTCTACAATAAATCGTGCAGTTAGCCGTATTGATGAGGTTGAAATCGTTGGTGTGCCTAATACCCTTATGCGTACTAAGTACGATTTTGCAAAGGGCTGGGTTATCGCTGAGGACGCCGATACAATCAATATGTTCCTTGTTCATCCTAGCGCAGTTATCACTCCTACCTCTTACGAGTTTGCAGCTCTTGACGAGCCTAGCGGCGTAACTGAGGGCAAGTATATCTACTTTGAGGAGTCTCACGAGGACGTATTTATTCTCAACGAGAAGAAGAACGCACTCCAGTTCAACGTGACTTCAAAAAATTAATCGCCGATAGTCCTAGTTTAACATCCGACACCAGCCCGGAGGATATTACTTCGGGAGGTGCGGTGTTGTCGGGATTGACTATCGGTTCTCTTGTTTTGAGCCCGACATTTACGGCTGAGGTCAAAAACTATACGGCGTCAACCACAAACAAGACAAATGTTATTAATGCAACCACTGACTCCGAGGGAGCTACAATCGGTATTACTCTTTCTAATGCCTCAGATACTAACAAATCTGTTACAAATGGTAACGCTGTTACTTGGGCTGACGGGGACAATACCATTCAAATCACTGTTGCTAAGGACGGAGCAGAAACCACTTATACAGTGGTAGTGACTAAGGAATAAGCAGGAGGTAGACTATGGCACACGCACATTACTTAACGTATGAAGAATACAAGGAGTTTGGCGGTGCAAAGCCTCAGGCTGAGTATACGCAGTTAGAGTTTAAAGCGCGTAAGCGAATTGATTATCTAACCGATTCACGAGTTCAGAATATGGAGCAAGTACCTGAGGCGGTCAAGCTCTGTATGCTCTCTATTATGACACTTATTGGCGCGGCTGGTGCTGAGGCGCAGGTAAACACCCCTACCGTAACCTCTTTCAATACCGACGGCTACTCAGAAAGCTATGGGCACTCCCTGAGCGCTGAGGACGCCGACGCCGCGGTAAATACGCAGATTAAGAATGACCTTTATGGTGAGCTGGACGACGAGGGAACGCCCCTACTTTATAGGGGGGTGTATTGATATGCAGCTATGTAACGAAACAATCACAGTCTTTAACGCTCTTATGGATTCTGAGAACGGCTACGAGCTGTACTATGGTACAGTTATCAAAGGCGTATCTTGGTATTGTGAGATAGCGTCAAATGTGGATTCGTCAGGGCTTAAAGCCGCAAATAAATTTACAATTCGTATTCCGGTGGATGCAGATTGTGGAGGAAAAACGTACCTTGATCCCGTGGCGTATGCTAAGACGGCAGATCCAGCAAATACGTTTACCCTTAAATCAGGGACTATCATTGTTAGGGGCGAGGTATCAGAGGAAACGGCAAAGCCTGCAGACTTGAAAAAAGAGTTTGCCGAGTTCGTTACTGTACTTGGCGTTACGGATAATCACAGAGCCCGTCAAGCAAAGCATTTTAAGGTGGTGGGAACATGAGTACCATACTCAAAGCTAACTTTCAATGGAATGGTCAGGGCGATTTGCTTAGACGCTGCAACCTTGAAAAAGGCGGTAAAGTGCAGCAGGTTATTGATAAGGCTGTTATTGACTATGACCTACAGTATGTGCCTATGCAAACGGGAACGCTTGGGAAAAGCGCTTATATGGCTACACAGATCGGCAGCGGTCGTGTGGTGTATTCCGGTCCTTATGCAAGGTACTTATACTACGGAGAGGTTATGGGTCCTAATATCCCGGTATTCGAGGACGATACGGGCGAGCCTACAAGGTTCTTCTCTCCTCCTGGTCAAAAGAAACACTTAACCGGCAGATCATTACAGTACAGTAAAGAAGTCAATCCGCTTGCCGGATCATTTTGGTTTGAGCGTATGAAAGCGGACCATGCGCAAGACATATTGAGGGAGGCTATAGATGCCACTAAGAACTAGTGCTGAAAATTTGAGGGCTTGGTTTAGGACGTGTCCAGCAGTCCTCAATACAAATTATTTCCGCGTAGATTATTTAGCTGAAAATGCTACAGAGTATGCTATTTACGCGGTCCCGTCACAAATTAACTATCGTGAGAATGTTTTGGGCGAGCGTATCCCGCTGGATGTGCAAACGCTCAATTTTATTTTCGCAAGCAAGGAATCATACGGCGCAGATATTCAACAGAATTTGGCAAACTTAGGTTTTTATGACGAGATTGTCAAGTGGGTACTGGAGCAAAACAACACTGGCAATTTCCCTACTATCAATGAGGGGGTTGTCAAGTCGATTGTTCCTACTCTTACAGCATATCCGGCTGAGGTCGGA